TACGCCCGGAACGGTTCACAATGGGCACTAAACCGGCTGGACGGGCTGGACAAGTGCGGAAAGCCAAGCAAATTCAAGGAACGCTACAAGAAGTACAAGTTCATGGTCGAGGCACCGTTTTCAACTTCGCAATTATGTTGTGATGTTATGAAGAAAGGCCCGGCCAAGAAGTACGAAAAGGAAACCGGGCGCAAGCCGATAGTTGCCACTATGACCGAGGAATCGGAACAGCGGCAAGCATCGTGGCTGCGGTACGGCTGTAATTCGTTCGATTCAGAACGGCCCATGTCAAAGCCGATGTCATTTTGGACAGAGCAAGATGTGCTGCAATACCTGAAACAGACCGGCATACCCTATGCGCCAGTGTACGGCGAGATCGTGGAAGAAAATATGCAGTTGCAGATGTTCGACGAGGAGTTCCCGCCGAAATTGACTACGACGGGCTGCGACAGAACAGGTTGTATGTACTGTATGTTCGGGATTATGAGCGACAAGGAGCCGAACAGGTTCCAGCGCATGAAGCAGACACACCCGGCGCAGTACAAATACTGCATATACGGCGGGCACTTTGAAAACGGCGAGTTAAAGCCGGATAAAACGGGCCTTGGCCTTGGCAAAATCCTTGATTACATCGGCAAGCCCTATTGAGGGCAAAAAACAGAATAGGCATTGCAGGCCGGGCGTGGAGCGGGGTTGCGCCCCGCCCGGCTGCTTGATTTTTTAGCCTTGCCGCGCTGCGGCGGGCTAAAAAAATACCGCCTTGGGCGGCTTGGGGCTGGTATATCAGCATTAAGTTAAGCACCACGGCAGAAATGCCGGGGAAAGGGGTCAAGGGGGAAAGGAGGGCGGCGGGCACTGCCTGACCAACAGCAGGACGGAGAGAGAGCCGCCCGGTGTTTCCCCTTGCCTGCGGAGCAGAGCGTGGTATTCCAGCAAGAAGAAAATAATACAGGGGTGCGGGGGTGTAGCCCCCGCATGGGAAGTAACCACCTTGGGAGAGGGGCAAAAGCTGTGAAGTCGATCTATTACAGAGAGCAAAAGCACATCTGCGGCAAGAGTTATGCCACCGCCCCCTACATGGAGGTTGATCTATACCCCGTGACCCCGAAACAGCACAAAGCAGGCCGCCGCGCCAAGCGCAAGGAGGCCAGCACCCTTGCGCAGCAGACCTACAACGACAACAGGGCCAAGCGCTACCATGTGCAGCTTGTCAACGCCAACTTCGGCAAGGGGGATTTTTCGTGGACGGGCACCTATGACGACGACCACCACCCGGAGCCGGGCGACACGGCCAAGGCTGACCGCGATTTGACGAACTACATAAAGCGCTTGTACCGTTGGTGCGATAAGAACGGCGTACAGCGCCCCAAGTGGGTTGCCGCCACAGAGTATTGCACCGTGCAGGAGGATGGCACAGCCTGCGGGCGGCACCACCACCACGCGATCATACAGCACACCGACGGCCTGACCCGTGATGTGCTGGAACAGCTATGGGCAGACAAGGCCGGGCAGATCGGCTTTACCCGCTGTGAATACTTGGATGTTGACCACGGCAGCGTTGAAAGCCTTGTGCGGTATATCAGCAAGAACAAGCGGTGCGCCCGGAGCTGGCGGCAGAGCCGTGGCCTTGAAAAGCCGAAAACACCACCGCCCAACGATACCAAGTGGAGCCGCAAGAAGCTGGACGAGGCAAGCACCCTGTACATCGACGATGTGGCGTACTGGGAGCGGAAATACCCCGGCTACACCCTGAACCGGGTGGAAACGCGGGTAAGCAACGCCGGGTGGCGGCACACCACCGTGATTATGCGACGGGCGGAGTGTTGGCACGGCACACCGGGGCGCAAGGTTACGCCGAGAATGAACAGGTAAGAAAGGGGCACGGGTCTATGCTGTGCGTGAAAAAAGTTATCGTGATTTGCCGGGAGGTCAACAGTCAGACCGGGCAAATTGCCGTGTATGTGGTTCCGATGGAAATTGACGAACACACGGTTGTGCGTTTGAGCCTGCGGTCAATGTTCAACCCGGAATTACGCTATTTCTTCGCGTATGAAGATGTTTACCAAGAACAGAAACAGGAGATCACCGCAATGCTGAAACGCCGGAATATTACCAAGCGGGAGGTTGACAGCGTGTACGGGATTGCAGAAGTCGGGAGGCAATGACTATGGACAACAAGGAACGCTTTATTGAGATTTTCACCTCGCAGATTCACAGACCGGGTGCGGCAGAGCTGCTGGAATGGCTGGAAAGCACGGACTTTTTCGAGGCCCCGGCCAGCACCCACTACCACGGCAGCTACCCCGGCGGGCTGGTGGAGCATAGCCTGAATGTGTACTATGAGTTGATCGGCGCGGGGCGGGTGCCGGGTGTGCCCACGGCAGAAACCTATGCCGTTGTAGCGCTGCTGCATGACATTTGCAAGGCAGATTTTTATGCCCAAAGCACAAGAAATCAGAAGAACAGCGACGGCAAGTGGGAAACTGTGCCCTGCTATACCGTGCGCGAAAAATTCCCGTTCGGTCACGGGGAGAAGTCTGCCTTTTTGGTGCAGCGCTTTATGCTGCTGACCGACGCCGAGGCGCTGGCTATCCGCTGGCACATGGGCGCGTATGACGACGCGGCCAAGGGCGGCAGCAAGGTTTTGTCCGCCGCTATGGCCGCAACGCCGCTTGTCTATGCACTCCATGCTGCCGATATGCGGGCAGAACAGAAAGAGAACGCGCAGCAATGAACATGGAGTTGGACGACCTGCCACCGCGCTACCGTGCGCAGGCTGAACAGCAGCTTGCCGCCCGGAAACGCCGCGCCGCTGACCCGCTGGCCGAGGCGGTGAAGCAGGCCAAGGCAGCAGGCAGAGATTTTGATAGCCGGGGCGAGTATGAATTTTACACGGGAATCGTACTGCCAAAGATGGCGCGGGGCGAGATCGTGGAGTGTGAACAGCACCCCGCGTTCCCGCTGTTCCCGGCGGGTGAATACGGCACCATGAAGCTGCGCCCCATACGCTACACGGCGGACTTTCGGCTGAAATACGCCGACGGAACCGTTGAGATCGTGGAGATCAAGAGCAAGTTTGTTCGGCGTATGCAGCGCGACTACCCTGTGCGGCGGCGGGTGTTCTTGGAACAGATCGCACGCCCGGCGGGGTGGAAGTTCACCGAGATCATCACCGCCGAGGACAAAGACGACTTGAAACGCTGGCGAGAGCTGGCAAAGGAGGGATGAACCCATGAAAAGCCAAGAAAAGCGCCTGTGTCCGCTATGTGAGCGGCACCAGCGCATGGAAACCACAAGCGGTATGTTGTTTTGGGTAGAGTGGGGCGAGGACGGCAACCCGCGCCTTTGCACTGACACCCTGCACGACGGCGGCGGGCTGAATGTGCTGTGTATTGATTTTTGCCCGCTTTGTGGGCGGGAAGTGGAAAAACAGGAGGCTTTGGGATGAAAAGACGGCATACAACACCGAGTTACTACGCCCGGAACGCGGCCATGCAGGCACAGCGGCGCTTTTTGCGTACCGGCAAGACCGAGGCCGAACGGCTGGACGATCACCGGGAGGCAACGGCAAATGTGCTGGTGCTGTGCATTTTGGCGGCGATCTATGACAAATACGGCATTGGTGAAATGCGCTTGCAGCGCGTCGTGGACTGCGCCAACGAGATTTCGGCCAAGTATGCGTTGGAAAAGCAGGTGCGCGGCGAGGAACGAGCCAAAGCAACGCTGGTAGCTGCGGTGTGGTGGTTCATGCCGCCGTTTCTGCTGCCTGCGCTGTCTGCCCCCAAGACGGAGAGGGAGGCTGTGCAGCTGGCCGCCCGGCGCGAGGCGGCGGACACGGTTATGAAAATCTATGTGCAGGCCATGCACAAGGCGCTGGGCTTTGGCGCTGACCGCGTGGCCGTGGTGGTGGAAGAAACCGAGGGCAATTTCCGCCAGTTTGGCGAGTGTACCAAGGACGGCGAGTATTACGGGTACGCGGTGCTGGCGCGGAAGATCGGGCAGATCATTCACGACACGGTGGAGGTGGACACCAGCGGAGCAACGGAGCCGATTTTCAGCAAGACGCTGTTCTGATTTACAGGCAATGGAGGTGCTGGGTATGCGGAGCGAAACGGTAAAGCATATCGTCAAATATTACGGGGGAATCCCGGAGGCTATCAAGCTGCTTAAACGGGAGCGTGACGCGCTTGAAGATAAATATAACGGCTTGGGCGGCCTTGCTATGGACGGTATGCCGCATAGTTCGGCACCCGGCAACCCAACCGAGGCGCTGGCTGTGCGCGTGATCGAAAACGGCGTGAAGAGCCGCCTGCAGGAGATCAGCGTTCAGGTGGAAGTCTTGGAGGGCGACGCGGCCAACATCCGGGGCGCACTGGACGCGGTGAACGGTAAGTACAAGTCGGTCATAATCATGCGGCTGATTCGTGGGTACAGTTGGACAAAAATTTCCGGCAAGCTGGGTGTGCCGGACAGCACGGCGCGGAATTGGCACGGCAGAGCTGTGGAACGGCTGGGCGAGGTGCTGGAAGAAGTGCCGATGGTGGACGAATTGGCCGAGCGGGCCACGCGCGCGCGTACATAATATGCGCCGGGAAAAATCCCGTAAAAAAACGCCCATGCCCCGGCGGGATTTTTTGCGTGTAAAAACCTCTCTTTTGGAGCGGGAAACACGGCGGGAAAACTGGCCGAAAAAGTGTTTTGGTCAAAAGATTTCACCCGGCGGACGGAACCTTTTCCGCTGATCGGGAAAAGCCGCTGGAAAAACAATTTGCGAATAGGAGGAATGAGGCGTGAAAGTGGAGCGGGATTTTAAGCTGGTTTGCACCGGCGGGCCGTATGGCGACTGTTGCTGTTCGTATGCTGTGGAGCTGCGCGGAGAATGGACGGTGCAGGAGTTTGTAAAAGCCGTTTTGGAAAGAAACCCGTGCGAATGGGGCTTTTTCTACATCCAAAGGGCCGGGCAAAAGTGGTACGAGGCGCAGGTGAAGATTGAGTATCAATATGGAAATCTGAAAAGCACTGTGCCGGAGAAAATCGCCCGTAAGAAAATAAAGCGTGTACACAGCAACGGCGGGTGGTCGTTGATGGACTACTGGATAGAAACATAAAGACCCGGCGGTGAACCGGGCAAAGGAGGCGCGTTTTTGTGAAAAGGCTTGTAAGCCGGGTACTTGCCCGGCGTGTTGTGGCAGAAGTTGAACAGATATGCGGCTTGAAAATACCATTGGAGAGTACAAGGCAGCTTGTGGAGCAACAGAACTGGCGAAAAATCGCGTATATTACGGCAGACTGTTTTGTGGTGCGCCCGCTGCGGCGCTGGATGAAACGGAGAAATGAAAAGTGAAACTGTGTGACAGGTGCAGGGTGCCCGGTTGCCTGCTGGACTATGGCGGCAAGGCTTGCCAAGAGGCACGAAAGAAGTATTGCCCGGATGTGGTTTTTACCCATGCGGACAAAATTAGAGAAATGGACGACGAGGCACTGGCGTTTATCATCATGTGCCCGCGTGATGACGGCAATAAATGCAAAAATTGCGGTGATGTGATAACCTGTATAGCGTGCTGCTTGGATTGGCTGCGGGAATCGGCGGAGGGGTAAGTATGGCGCAGATCGTGACGGCGCAGTTTGTGGGGCAGACCTCTTGCGGGTTTGTCAGCAAGAAATACTATGAAATCGAGATCAGCGCCGGGCGGAGCGGGTGTTTGTGTGTGCGGGATGTGCAGGGGCAAGGCTTTTGCCCGTATTCCACGCTGGCCGCTCTGCGGAGAAACTGGAAGATCATCGACAACGAAAAAACGCCCGGCGGTGAACCGGGCAGAAATGAGGCAGGATATGAACGAGGATATTTTGACCCACGGTGAAACCATGAGCGAGGAGCAGCTTTTGGAGGGGTTGCGTAAAACCCCAGAACTGAAACGGCGCTTGGTCATGCGCGTGGCGGCGGATTTGCTGGAAAGCGAGGCGTTTTTAGAGGCGTACCCGCATTTGGAAACCGAGGAACAAATAAAAACGGCGCTTACCCGGCTTTTGCACAAGAACAAGGTAAGCACCATTGATGGGCGGCGCATGGCCGCAGAACTGGCGGAAAGTTACGAGGGAATGTATTCCCATTCGGACAGATCGGAGGGGCCAGCGTCGGGGCATGAATCCCATTCGTCACAGCCTGTTACATGACAAAAAACATTGTCGGCTTCTGCCTGCGGCGTGTCGCAAGCCTCCCAAACTGTTTCGTTATGGCACAGGCCGAAAGTGCCGTCAGGCTGGCGCACGATCTTCAAAATGCCAACTGGTGAGCGATAAATCCACATAATAGCTAAACCTCCAAAATTGTTTTGTGCAATGCCTATAATACAGCGATTTTAGGCAAAAAACAACAGGAAAACACCCCCGGCGGGCCGTGTGGCCTTGGCTGGGGGTGTTGCTGTTTGCGCAGGTTTTGTGATCGTGGCGGGCAGTTTTGTGCCCGGGGCGGGCAGTTTTGTGCCCGGGGCGGGGTTATTTGTGATCGTCGGGGCCTGTTTCGTGATTGGCGGGCGGGTTGCCGGTCAAGGACGGAGGCAGGCCGTTTTCATCCAGCGGGCCGGTGTATTCTGTGAGGTCAATCAAGGTCACTTCCGGCGGCGGGGGTATGAGCTTATAATATTTGCCGTTTTCGTAGTGCAGATCGGTCACGCCGTCATACCACGCAATATCCCCGTGTTGGGCTTGGGCGGCCTCCATGCTTTGCTGTGCCTGCGCTTCGGTCAGGCCGTCGAACAGCAGGCGGGCACCGTCGGCAAACTGGGCCACAAGGCGGTAAGGCGGATAAACGGCCATGTTTTCGTTGTTCATGCGTTGCACCCTTTCGTTTTGTGTTTTGTGTTGGGTCTATTATACCACGCAATGCCCCGGCGGTGAACCGGGGCGGCGCGGTTTTTGTTTTGTGGTTGTTATCCGGGGCACAATTTACAGGCCAAGCACC